CTTTCCTGATGTTCTACTCTTACTTACCCACGACCTTAATCCATCGCTGTAATCAAATTCACGTCCATTAGTGATTTTGTATTGTTGAATGATAGCTTCAATTAAGGCTCTGGAGGGAGTAATCATCGTCCCTTTTTCCGGAGATTTTTCCATGTCCCATTCATATTGCCCTTTATCCGTAGCGGATGGCGCAACCAACACGTAATTGTTTTCATGCGCTTTGATATCCACTCCTGGAAGGAATCCAATCATTTGACTGATGTGGATATCATCACGCTTAAAATAAAATAGGTGCTTACCTCCTGATGCCGTTTTGGCTTGAAGTGTGGGTTCAATTAGGTTTAAATGTTCCCAATTCTTCAACGAATCATATCCACTGGTTTGTCCGTGCTTGTCGATATCAATCACGAAGAAGTTTGTTGTCCTTAGTGCGATGTTCGCATTCGGATATTGATTCCAAACTTCGTTAATTCCATCAGCATCAAGAGGTGGTTTATCCGCAAATTCAATTAATGGTCTTTTAGTTGTAGGACTAATCGGGATGACCGAGAACCCTTTTTGCTGATACAACAGCGCATATTCTTTCATTGAGTGCATGAGATCACCTTATTTTTTAGAAAGGCAAATCGTCTTCTTCTACAACGGCTGTGTTCATCGCATTTTCAGCATTTTCTTCAATGTCATAGTTGCGATATACTTTGTCTTCTTTACCTTTTGTTTCTAGGATTTTTAATGTGAAGTAAGAACCAACCGCTTTACGTTCTAAGGCATCAGCTAATGCTCTTCCGTCTTCGAAGTCGTTCTTCATGGCCTTGTCTCCAGCTAATTCAATAGCCTTTGTAAAGAACTTAATTGTTCGTTCTACTGACCAAGATAAGTCTTTTCCATTCCATTCAGATAATGTTCCGAAAGATACATATTCAGTACGTCCGTTAAATTCACCTTCACGGACTTCAAATGTGAATCCTAGGCTTTCCCATCCGCTTGGTGCAATGTTGAATTGTACTCGTTTTAAAACGACTGTGTAATCACCAGCTGGTAACGCTGCAGGTCCGTTCACACTATCTTTACGAGGGTCAAATCCATCTTCTTTAATTTTCTTTGCAATACTTAATAAACTCATTTTTCATTTCTCCTTTAATTTTTAAAATAATTCATCTTCGTTATTAGAAACTTCAACTGTTTCCTGTTTTACTGGTTTAGCAGCTGTTTTTGTCGCTACTTTGTCTTTTCGAGGCATCTCAACCGCACCTCTAATTGTTGATAAGATTTTCAAAATCGCTTTGTCATCAACCTGGTCTGCGTAATAAGTTTTACGTTTTCTGTCGACTTCACGATTGTAGTTATTCCCGATTTTTTCTGTGTGGATCATCAAATCCGAATTTCCGTTGATAAGGTTCACATACTTATCTTTCAAGCTTGGTTTGTCTTTCGTTGCATTTCCGTTATCGTCGTATTCTGAGATTTGACGGCTGATGTAAATCACATTCATTGGCAATGCTTTAAGGTCAATCACTAATTCCGTAATTGCCTGGTTGAAGAAGTCATAACCTTTTCCATACGGAATTTCAGACAATGATTTCAATCGAGGTTTACCTGGTGGAGTTAGCTCATCACACACAGCGATTTTAATCATCTCGATAACGTCATCAATAACATCGATTACGACTGTCTCGTATGAATGTTCTTGCGTTTGTAGAGCTAATAAGATTTCACCGAGCTGCTTAATCACTGAATTAGTGATACGACCTGATTTATCTTTGTCATTTAATAGTTGGATACTTGGCACGCTGTTTGCTTCCGCATTTCCATCCGTGTTTAAAACAATCGGATTAGGGAACTCGTTTGCTAGGTAAGATTTACCACTCATGGTCTCTCCATAAATGAAGTAATTCCGTGGTGTATCCTTTGGTACTTGTGGTTTATTTTCTGGTAATTTAAACAATTTCATTCTCCTTTATAATAAAATTCAATCACGTTTACATCGTGTTGTTGTCTACTTCCTGTTATTCTCCAAAGCAGTTGGCGGTAATCGTCATATTCTCCAGAACCTTCTTCGACCGGATCTAGAACAACGATTGTTTGATATTTGTGCTGCAAGCCATCAACACCGACTCCAAGAACCTGGTTCGTAGCAACTACAACTTTTCTATCAAGTCCTTCTTGAACGTCTCCGGTCCAGATTCCAATGTGAGGATGTCGTTCTTTGATGACATTTACAATCTGTTTCGACTTGCTAACAATTAGCATGTCATGTGGTGCTCTTTTTATTAATCCATCGAGTTTTAACATCAACGGCGTATCAGCGTTCACTGGTTTGATTTTCGGAAAATCAACTTCTACTCCTGCTTGATTTAGATATCTTTCAAACGTGTTTCGTCCAAAAGATTGTTTTGCCATTGCCGTTTCACCTTTTACAGTTACAAGATTTAATTTTCTAAACTTGTCTAATGTTTCTGGATTTCCAGGTTCAACAGTTACTGGATAGAATTTAATTTCGTAACCGTTGTTCTCAACAGCGTTTTCGATTTCTTCGATTTCTTCCCATCTAAAGAAGTTTGGAAGATTATTGACGTAGCGTTCATAGTCTCTGAAATCCTCCCATTTTTCTTTCGAATAAGTGAATGGATCATACACCATTCTTCCGTGTGCTTTCTGCCAATCAAATTTATTATTTGGATTTGCAAAACCAAAAATCGTTTTTTCGAGGGGGTAGAAATTTTGCCCTTTTTTTCGAATCGGAGTAGCTGAAAGACCTATCGTGTATTTTCGCTTTATACGTCGATATAAGGCCACTTGCTTCTCTGATGACATATTCTGCCACTCATCAATAATCAACACGTCACAGTTGAATTTTGAGCCTTTTTTAATCATGTTTTGAATACTTCGGTCAGTTGAGATAATAAACTCAACATCCGAATCAAAATTCATCTTCTCGATGGCTTCTTTCCACCCTTCAAGAATCGAAAGACGGTTGTTTGTGATGATGATTTTCTTAGCATTTTTCTGTTTTGCAATAGCTAAAGCACAGATAGTTTTACCCCTGCCCCCGAGCGCTTCAAGGAAGATTCCGTATGTTGACCGTTTGCTTCTTTCAATCGCTTCAGATTGCCACTTTCTTAGTTTTAACGTTATGTTCATTCACCACCTTACCAATATCATCGATTACTTCTTTGATATCATTTCTCATCGCCCAGAATAGTCCGAGTCTTGCTGCTGCACGAACATCCTGGTGATGGCTCTTTTCAAACTTCCATAATCCAAGTCGCTTTAATAATTCATTCGGGATATCTGATTGATAACCTGCGTTGCGTTGTAAAACAGATTCTGGGAAAAGAACTTGAAACAAAGCGACGTTTTCTAAAACTGAATTATCCTTTGACTTGTCGTTATCTCTAGCTTCAAATTTCTCAATAACGACTACATCTACATCTAAGAAACGACCAACCTCTTCAAACCAGTTTCGGATATCATGGACTCTTGCAGAAGGAACGACCCAATGATTTACTAGTTTTGCATTATCAAGTAACACGATACCGTTCGTACTACTTGCAATCTTTGCGCTTCCAGGGTCAATTGCTAGAATTCTCATGCTATCTAATTCTCAATCCTTCCGTTTGTTTTAATTCAGCCCCTGGAACTTCAATTCCTCTCTTCAAGATTTCTTTTATTGAAGTCTTATCCACTTTTGGTTGTTGTGGGATTAGGAATTCTTCTGGAATAATTCGTTCGTCAGTGATGTTCACACTTGCTGGGTTCTTTTGGATTGAGAAGTTAAACATTCCAGATTTGAATTTAGTTTTTCCAGTCAGTTTCATGTTGTCTTCTAAATACGTTTTTAACCATTTCACTTTGTTTTCTGTAGATTGACGTTTTGTTTTCAAACGGTCCTCTTCTTCTTTGTATGCTGACACGTCTGATTCGAGATTTCGAATAAGCTTTGCAATGTTTTCTGCTTTATTCTCGATAGCATCTTCAATACTATCTAACGTGTCTTTCATTACTTCTGGATCTAAATCCATATTTTGCACTTCTTGAAAAGATAGACTTAATTCATATAAATTCATTTATAAAACATTCCTTTCTGTGTTCCTTGTGGTTCGATGTGGAATGATTTCACGTTTGGGATATTTTGTACTATCGCCACTGCTGCATCCTCCACTGTTTTCCCATAGTCCATGTATTGTTCAAAAATTAGCGGATTTACAAAGTCCGCATCAATATCTAAAATTACTTTCGACTCTGTTCTTTTAATGATTTCGATACGCTTTTTAATATCTCTTCAACCTCCTCGTAGGTTTTAACCCTAGTCATTCTTCTTTGAGGTTCATATAGATATACCTCGTATGAATCATTTTTCATTCTGATTTGCCCAATGACCTTATTGGCATATAAAACGTTTTGCAGTTTTGAATCCAGTAGGTCATCGTTTAAATACACATCTTCCATTTACTCACCCGCAATCTTGAGTGAAGTGGTTAAATAGGTTGATTTTAAATAATCTTCGATGTTATCCGCTTGAACGTAATCACCGTCCATATCGTAATATTCATCACCTATATAAATTTCTTCACCCTGCCAGTCATATCCCCATACTTTTGGTTCTGGAGGGTCAAGGTAATTTGCATGTAAAGTTTCAAACTTATTGCACATTGTGTTATAATCTCCTTAGGATATTTTTATTTAGTCAGCGTTGCCGCGCTGGCTTTTTTGTTACATGTATCTTGAAAGTCAGGCTCCACATATTGCCCACTTCTAATCAAATCCACTTTTGTTTGGTGATTTTCTACCGCCTTTCCAATAAACAACAGCACCATCAATGCCATCACTAGAAATGCACTAGCACATCCGAATGTGATTCCTAACCACTTTAAATAGTTTACAG